AGCCTTAAAGCTTTTCCTCTTCATCTTCATTTCTTCAGATTCACCCTTCTTAGGCTTCCCTGCGGTCTTGGCACCTTGCTCACCAAACCTGATGATCTTTTCTTTGCCCCCTTCGCACGCTTTAACCACATGAGACTTCTTAGGGTGGCTTGGGGTGCGCTTGGGGGTGTTACATTTGAGACTGTCTTTTTTGATCATTGCACACCACCAGTAAACATACCTTGTCTTTGTTGTTGCATAAGTCTTTCAGCCTGCTCTGCTTCATTAACCCTTGAAGCCCTCTCCATAGCATACACAGGCTTTGCTGCAAGGGCACCTTGGGCAAAGGGTGCAAAAGGAACCTGTGGTCCTGGAACCGTCATTCCTTGTTGTACTGTCATAGGGCTGCTGTACAGAGGAGGCGTCGTAAACTGAGTACCCCCAAAGAAGGCTTTAACAAAGGCAGTTCCTGCTGTTTTTGCTTTATCTTTCGTTGCTCCTTTGAGTCTAGACCAAAGACTCATTGAGTTAGCCAGTTCTTTAGCGACGTCTGCGTCAAGCAAAAGATTCTCGTACTTCTTTGCAGCAAGGTCTTTACCCTTTGAGGTCAGCATTTGTGAAGTGATATTCAATGCTTTTCTTGGGCCTGAAAGGATTTGGTTTCTAAGAGTACCTAGTGTTGAAGCCAAAGAAACACCCGTTGCCTCTTGGAAAGCATCAGTAGCACCAGTCCTCAACGTGGCTACTGAAAGTGTGTTCGCCATTTGGTTTATCTGGTCTTCAACTCTAGCTAGCTTAACTAAATTTCCGTAGTGCTCCTCACCAAAGATTGCTTTTGCTGCTGGTGCATTTGTTTCATCCAAAACAAACTCAGAAAGACTTTGGCTGCTTTTCTCAGCCTTTGTCTTAAACTCCCTTCTTAGTGCCTGCCTAATCTGCTCTTGTTGTGTATTAGGAAGCCTTGAGATGGCTGAGACATAGTTTTCTCTTTTTGCTGGGTTGTTGAGCATATCCGTAACAACACCGTCTAGCTCTTTATTAGCTATAGCATTAAAAAACCCTCTAGCATTCTCAGTTACAAAATCATTGTAAGTCTCGTTGTGTTTTTGACGTTCAGCTTCGTACTCCGCAAGTTTTGCATTAGCCCCCTTCAGTTCATCGTACATACCAAGCTGCCTAAGAGTGGCTGCTGTGTTGGGATCTTGAAGGAAAGCATTAAGTTTAGTCTGAGGAATAAAGCCTGTTCCTGGGTCTCGCATACCAAGAAGATGGAACCTGTAAGCTCTTCTTACAACATCAGCGCCGGCTTCTCCTGTAAAATCAAGATAGTCACGAACCTTTTGAACATTGCTAAAGTTGTTAAACACTTCAGTGGAAAGTGTTCTGCTATTAAGAGACCTAAGACTGGTGTCTCTAATAGGACCAGCAATAAGAGTCTTGAAAAGACCCTTAGCTTCGTTGTAGTCAGTAGTGAACTCAGGGTCTCTTTGTGCAATACTCTCATTGATTGTCTTTTCAACTGAAGTTTTGAGTTGCTTGAGTCTGGTAACTTTTTGACCATCAGGATTAGCTTTTCTGTACTCGGCACGAAGCAGTTTAGAAACCTCTTGGTCCAAAGAGATGATCTGTTCTACAGGGACTGGCTTAAAGTAAGTCTCTACAGATGATTGCTTTAGAGCCTCTGCTTCTAACTCTTCCTTTGTTTTTTTGTAGATAACCCTAGAAGGGGCTTCAGGCGCTTTTTCTTCTGGTGCCCACTTTCTAAGAAGGGAAGAAGCTATTGGCGAATCTTGAACAAAGGCAAGACTGCTATCTAGGTTTCTAGCAACACTCCAAATATTGCCGACTTCCGCTGAAGTCAATTCAGTCTTTCTGTCTTGAGCACCTTTCCTAGCTTTATCAAAAGCAGGGTTGATTACATTCGACTTAATGCTATCAAGTTTACCCTCTAAAACATTATAGGCTTCCCTACCAAGGTCAGCCGTAGTTACATCTCTATCCTTATAGATCTGTTCACTAAGGTTGAGGGTTTCTTGGTCAACTCGGGATATTGCCTGATCTCTGTTCTTTAGTGCCTGTTGTTCTTCAAGGTAGCCAGATTCTTGCACTGACTTTCTTATTGCATTGAGATCCTGTTCGTCCATTGAACCAATGATCTCATCCGAAGCCTTTGAAAGTTTGGAGTACATGTCATCCAAACGCCCCATGAAGGCAACATTAAACTCAGGGTCCGTCTGAGAGTAACTTTGGATAAGTGACTTCACATGTGGGTTGTCTATGAAACTAGCAAAACCTTTTGTAAAGTCAATTCCTGCTATCCTGCCCAAGTCTTCTATGTATTGTAATTTTGCAGCAAGTGTTTCAGGAGAGCCTTCAGCAGCCTTGATGCCTGCAACCTTTGTTCTTATGTCAGCAGAAGAAAGAGCTTCAAGGGGGTTTATTGACCTTGCCCCTTCAAACCCTGCCATAACAGATCCTGCCCCAAGACCAACGGAAGTCCCTGCAATCATCGTTGCAAGCTCTTTACCCAAGAAAGATGCTTCAGGAAATGTTTGATCAACAATGCCTGAAGAACCAATTACTGCTCCGTTTATGAGTGTATTAGGAAGCACATTGAACCCAAGGATAGACCCAACGGCTTTTGCACCTGTACCGAATTTACCAGGCCCAACAACAACAGTAGGGTCAATAAGAGATCTCGTTAATGTTCCACCAAAGCCCTGTTCTGCTTCCATAGGAACACCAACAAGACTTCTCTTTTGCTGTTCTTGAGCAACTGCTTCAGATTCTGCTAAACGGTTTATATATTGAGCGTAGCTTTCTTCTTCTCCTCTTTCGGTCGCAGCGAGTCTTTCAAGGCGAGTCAGTGGATCTTCTTGAACCAGAGACCCAATAACAGGTACTGAAGACAAAAGATCAAGACCACCAAGGGCTATGTCTTGGAGAAAAGAAGTTTTTTGTACTGGCTCTGGTGGTGGAGAAGCCTGAAATTCCTTTCTGACTCTCTCTAACTTTTGAGCTTTTTCTTCATCATTAAGATCATAAGCGTTTTCGATCATGAAAACTTTATCATCGTATTCATCTTGAGTCATTTAGAGATCCCTTGCAGAAGTTCCGTGAATTGCTCTGATCTGTCTAGCTGTTTTTTTATCACCAGCAGCCTCTGCTCTATTAGCCGCTTCAAGAATGGCTTTTCTGGATGATATAGAAACCTTCCTAAGATTTTGCTTCAGCTCGTTCAGACTCTGTTCTGTGAGTGTGCCTTTCACAAGTTTGCTAATAGAATCGGAAATCCTGCCTACTAGATCATTGGAAACACCTAGCCTAGTAAATTCTGCCATAGCCCTTTGGTCTGAACTAAACGCCGTTGTGTACATTGTATCCAAGGCGTACTGTTGCCCTTTGGTATACTTATTTTTTTCCAATAGGTTACTAAAACTATCGGCAAGTTGAATCGCTTCTCGTGCCCTATTGTAAGCATCTGGTCCAATTGTTGTGTTCAGTGCTTCATCTATTGCTCCGTAGTCAACCTTCTCTCCAACTTTAAGCTCATCTATTCTTTTCTGAACAACATCCAGAGCACCTGGATTATTAATCAAATCAGGTAGAGCACTTTCAAGAGAGGCTACATTATCAAAATCTAGCCCTTTCAGAATAGAAGCAGACTTTTCATTCCTTAGATAATCTATACCAAGAGAAGCCATCGTTGAGTTTGGACTATCTTCATAATTAGATGCAATTACCAGCGCTACAGGATCTCCTGTCTTCCTCAAGGCATCCACTAAAGAAGCATTAGCTACTTTATCAGATCCTTTATTAGAATAAGTTCCCAAGTATCTCAAAGCGGCTTGTTGAGTTTCTTTATCAACATAGCCGCTAGGGTCTTGAAGGGCACTCAAGTAAGAAGACGCTGCTCTATTACCAGAGCCACTAATGGCTTGCAATTGAGACACAAGATCTGTATTAACAGGAACACGATTTTTTAATGCATCTTGAATCGCTTTAGGAAGTCCCGTAGTAGAACCTGCACCAGCAGCGGAAAGAATACCTTCCCTCGCAGGCCCGAGTCGCATTGAAAGAGCAGAATTAGGATCAGAGAGAGCTTCCATCAGGCTAGTACGGTTAGCCAAAGCAGCTTCTTGTGCTGCTAGTTCAGCCTCTTGTGCCCTAGCTTGCTGAGATGCACGAAAAGCAGCCAAGACATTCTGTGCTTCCTCAGGCGTCCTTAGGCCCCCCAAGACCCCTTGAAGTGCCCCTATGTCCTGAGCACCAAGAGCCTCCTGAATAGCCCCCATCTGCCTCTGTTGTGCTTGTCGTTGTGCCTGGGCACCACCCATAAGCATCCCAATAGGCTCAGCAAGACCAGTAAAGCCAAACTGAGGGTTCATCAAACCTTGGATAACTGCATCACTAATTCTTGCCATGATTATTTACTTCCCTGCTGCCTGTATCGAACCACCAGAACCACCACCACCACCCAACAATCGAGCCAACCAATTAGCCCCTGCTCCAAGAATGTTCTGCAAATCACTTCCATCTTCCTGAGCAAACATTCCTTGAGTAGTACCCTGAAGCAAAGCAGTGCCTAGCTGACCAGCAAGGTTAGCCTGTGCAATACGGCCAGCCAGCAAGGAACTCAAGCCGCTCATCTCGGCTTCACCAAAGAGACCCGCCCCTGCTTGCTGTGCTGCTTGAGCAAGGCCAGCACCACCAAGTCCTTGTGCATAAGCAGACAACTGGGCATCAAGAGGAGCATAACCCATCGTTTGATACAGTCTACCAAGCTCAGCTTGCTGAGACTGCTCACGCATAGCTTGCTCAATAGCGGTTACAGAAGCTTGATTACGTGCCTCAGCTTGTGCCTTGGCAAGAGCAAAAGACTCAGGGGAGCCACCATACTGTGCCGTCTGAAGCCCAAGGCGTCCTTGAGCAGCCAGGCGTTGTTCAAGGTCAAGACGTGCCCTTTCTTCCTCAGGCATCTGAACGGCACGAAGGGCGTCATAAACCTGCTGCTGCCGTTGAGCTAGAGGAGCAGTAGCTTGCCCATAAAACCCCTGAGCACCACCCATTAGCTGATCTTGCAAAGCTTGCTGCTGGGGGCTTAGGGTGGACGTATAGCCGCCCTCAGGAGTCGCCTGAAGGCTTCCAACGCCTGTAGTGACTGTAAAGGGTCTAAACTGAGTTTGCTGAAGAAGCTGCTGGGCTAGAGGCCTTGATCGTTCATAAGCAGTTTGACCTGCTTGACCAAGATCCTCATAAGCTTCTTTAGCTAAAAGACCACCGCTAAGAAGCCCGCCTGCTTGAAGAGCGCCGCCAAAAAGTTGAGACCAATCAATAGCCATAATTATATAATCCTCTATTAAACCGTTTTACCAAGCAGGGTAAGTATATTAAATTCCTGCAAGGAAAAGTAATCAGCCACTGTTGCTTCAAAACCAACTATTATACTTGTTCCATTGCCTGAAGCATTTATATTAGGTGTGATATAATTAATACCTGAAGTGTATTTATCTATACCATATTGAGCTACACCATAAAACGCATTAGCGCCATAGTCTGAAAGAGATAGATTAAACGACCTAGTTGATCCATCAAAGTCATAACCCCACTTAAAGGAAATTGAAGTAGTTCCTGTTCCTACAACAGTCGGTTTAATCTTTTTAAGAATCTTGATTTTTGAAGGAGCACCAAAAGTTAGGTTAGGGCTAAAGTACTTAACAACTATTGATGATGTGTTGTCCAAGTACCCTTCGTATTTACCAATGCCGCCAGAAGTTCCAATGTACACATCACCGTTGGTTAGTCGTTCAAAAGATTTAAGCTTATCAATAGGCCATCGAGTAACACGATATGCCCCATTTTCCAAAGTACCCCTAAGGTCAAAACAAAACACAGAGGTGCTTGTGGGAAAATAAATCAGATAAAAAGAATTCTCTGGGCTGTACAAAGACCTGATATTACCAGTTTCACTTTGGATAATAGAAATAAGCTCAGTCTTGATATTTTTGGAAAGGTCATTCATTGGAAGTGACTTTTCCTGAATAGTTCTTCCAAAAGCCCTAAGGCCAGAAGAACTCATAAACAACACATCAGTGCCAATGTACTGAACTGTGTCCCTAGAAATACACCCAACACCGGATACAGTGTCAACAAGCTGCATAGTGGCAGGAGCATCAGCCCCTTGGTACACAAGGATGCTGTGCTTGCCAAAGATGATTAGAAGGTTGTTGTGTGCTGCCAGAGCCACAACTTCATCATAACCATCAGGCCACACTTGGGTTAGATCAATAGAACCTGAGGTGCCGCCAGACCAAGCAGCACCAATCAAAAGATCAGACCAATAAACAGTAGATTTATTAGAAGCGGTATCAGCTACCCAAAGGCGTCCATAAGCTGCCAGAACTTCATTACCTTGAGGGGCTGTGCCTGAGTAAGAGGGGTGTAGAGAGATTTTAGTAACAGCCCCTAGCGTGTTACTATACACAAGGGGCTCATATCCCCTTTGGAAGAAGTAAGCGTGGTTATTAAAGTTAACCATCTTCCAGTTGTCTGCAGTAATCGTATAAGAAGCAGGAGTGGCGTTAGTAAGGGTAGTTGTGCCACTCAGGATCTTATTGTTGCCTGTAGAAAAGATAACCTGATTGCCTGAAGAATCCCTAAATTGGTGGATACTTTGAATATAGCTTGAACCAAGTTGAGTAGCATTGGTGGTAACAAGCTTGTATCCCTTACGTGCTGCAAGACGACCCAGTTTGTCTATGATGCAATTATCTGCAGTAGTTGCATAAGCAGCATCCATAGACAAAACAGAATCTTCTGTGTTAAGCCCCATAAAGCCAGGGGCTATGATGTTTACAGTTTGTAATTCTTGAGACATTAGACAGTCCTGTAAATCATTTCTTCAGGGTGCTTTTCAGCATCAAGAGCAATTGCATCAGAAAGGTATTTATCAGCAAGCGCAAAGTATTCGGCTGTGTTAGTACCGCCAGTTTCTCCACGCTCCCTAACAGCAAAAGCAACAGCCGTATGCATTACAGGGATCCAAGGAACTTTAATAACGTCTGTGTTGCCAGACAGCAAAGCTTGCCTAAAGACACCTTTGAAGCTGAGGGTGTAAGTTGCATCAGGGGTAGGATAAAGAATAACTTTCATGTCCCCATTAGAATCTGTGGTGGTGTAACTAAAGTAAATTGGTTTACCCTGAAGGGGTGTGTCTACATTGTTTTGAACATCAATCCATTCTTTAGATTGATAAATGATGTTGTTCTTGTTAGTGGTGTCAAGAAAATAAAGAAACTTAAAGTCTTCTCCAGAACCAGTAAGGGTGTATTCGTTAGTCCCTGCAACGGTTGTGACAGTCTTAGAGTCCCTAAGAGCACTCCAATCCCAAGAGTGTTCAACAATGTTTTTAGCATCGTTTACAAGATCGCCGATCAAGGTGGAATAGGTAGTTGAAGTTACTGAAGCAACAGAATCCTCTCTCAACCTACGAAGCACATTATTTACCAGAGTTACATAATTCATTTATAAATTAACCTCTAAGGAGAATTGAAAGAGGATCTTGACCCCTTGGCTGTATTACTGGAACTACAGGGGCTCTGGGGTTGAATCTGATGCCAGCAAATTGGTAAGGAACATATTCTTCAAACATACTTCTTTGACCGGAGCCCCTAATACCTATATTTGGAATATCAGTATTAGGAAGATTAACATTAGGCAGATTAACATTAGGAAGATTAACATCAGGCAAATTAACATTAGGCGTATTAATGTTAAATTCAGGAATTGGTCCGGTAGTCGCAAAAGGATTTATGTTTGGAATATTAAACATAGACCCAGGGCTTGATGGAGTAACCGCTGACACAACATCTTGAATAGCTTGTTCTGTAGCGTCGTATCCTTTGCTTACCACTCTTTCAACTTGTTCAGCTACAGGTTGAACTACACCCTCTACTGCTCTTTGACCCTTTTGAACAACAGACTCTGCTGCTTCATAAGCATCTTTAAGAAACTGAGGAGCAGCTACGTTAGGTATAGGTAGATTAATGTTAGGTAGGTTAATATTAGGTAAGTTTACCGTAGGAAGATTAATGTCACTAAGAATATTAAAAGCAAGTCCTTGATCCAGACCACCTACACCTGAAGCAAGAACATCAGATACTTGTACTTTACGAACAGCATCCTGAAGCCCTTGAGGAAGAACACCAAGAAGCCCTGTTTGCTCTAGGGTTCCAAGGTCCATGTTTTCAATCAAACTAGCTAAGGCGTCCCCAAAGCCATCTTTTGATTTATAACCAAGCTTGGCAAGATCTGCCAAACTTACGTTCTCAACAGCCTGAGAAATAACCCCCTGACCTACATCAAGACCAAGATCCCCTAGTGTTTTGCTAAGCATCCCACCAGGGCTTCCTGCATAGGCAAGCCCACCAGAAACTAGGGCGTCTTTAACGCTTCCACCTTGTGCAAGAGTTGAAGCCCCCCTGGCCAAAGCGTTTGCTGTTGCCGGATTAAGACCAAGAGCTTGTAGCCCCTGTGATCCAGCGCCTGTAATGCCAGCAACAGCACCAGCAGTAAGTGCATCACTCCAGTCAGCACCAGCAGCCCTAGTGGTTGCTGTAGAGGCAAGAGCAGCCCCTAAGGGGCCACCGAAATAAGAACCTACTGCAGTAAGCGCCCCTTGTACAAAAGGATTGGATAGTACCTGTTGTGTTTCACTAGGGTCATTCTCAGGGTTCCAGTAACCACCAATGGCCGGGCCATATTCTTGAAGATCCTGATACGGGTTGTCTGAATACTTCTTCCTCTTGGTGCCAATCGAGAAGTGTGCTTCAAAGTCTTCAAAAGATACTTTTTTAGGAAGATTAAAGTTTTCTCTTACTTCATTAACTGCTGAGGTAAACTGATTCTTGTCAGTAAGACCAGTTCTATAATCAAGCCAAGCAAGCTCAGTCTGTTCATCAGCAGACAAATATTTGCGATAGTCTTTGTTATCGGTGTAATACTGGTGCCAAAGTTTAGTGTCGTTTACAACATTAGGGTCATCACCCTCAGGCCTAAAGGGGAGATAAGTTTCACCCAAGAACTCAGGGCGCACTGTGGTGTCAAATCCGGGGGTCTGAGCAAGCTGCTTCATCTCCATAAGCCCAACACGGCGCTTCTCAGGCCCTGCTGTGCTATGGGTTACATAAGATCTACCACCAAAGATGTCTTGAGCACCTGCCAAGGAAGGCATGCCTTGAAAAGGTGAAACAATCTGTGGTTGGCTAGAAAGATAAGCAGCAACACGAGGATCTATAGCTACAGGCAAACCACCCAGCATGCTAAGGGCTGATGCTGGGGTCTGTCTAATGGTGTAGTCGGTGTTGCCTAGCATTGGTGGAGCCACAGGAGAAGCTACAGGGGCCTGAGTGGCTGTAGGTACTTGGGCAACCCCAGAAACGCTCACAGGAGCTCCTGGGGACCCTACAGCGAACATTCCAGTAGTGGCGTCTCTAGGAATATTAATGTTAAACATCTTTTGATTGACCTAACACTGACTTAGTGATCTTTTCAGCACTCCTGCCTACCACATAACCACCCAAGCCTAACTGAAGCAAAGTCCACGCTTCATCCCTAAGAGGAGTGCTAAGAAGCCCAAGGCTATCGCCAACACACAAAGCCAAGAAAGTCAGCATGGTGATAGGCCTCCATACTGCAGTTAGCCAGTGTTCAGACTTAGCCTCAGCCTCGATAATCTTTGCCCTTGCTTCAAAGGATTCTTTCTCGTACTTAAGAACCTGATCGATGACTGTAGCCTGAGTAAGCAAAAGACGCTCTTTGTGTTGTAACTTTTCTTCTTTGCTTGTGTGTACTTGGTCGATCAGTTCAGCAGCAGGCTGAAAGATGCCTTGAATCAAGGTTAACAGGTTCATCTATTTGCTAGACAAAGGCTGGTTAGTTATGGCCCTAAGAAGAACAATTGAAACTGCTATCACACAACCCACCAAAGCTTGCCAATGGGGGTCTATAGGGAGCATAAAGACAAACCCCTGAAGAACACTAAGCACAGCCACTGCAAGGGCAAACAGCACTGTTTTAGACTTAAGCAAAGATTTTATAGATGGCATTTTATTTATTACTTAAAGCTAATTACAACTCTTTGAGGTCTGCCACGGGTGAACCTCCTAGAAACTTCATTAGAAATTTCTGATGTTGTAAGTTCAACAGTTGTTACAGTCGCCGCAAAATACCAGACACCTGGAGAAAGATTACTAATTGTAAACTCCCGGGCAGTACCGCTTACAGTGACACTTTTTGTATAATTACCAGATTCAGGCCCATACAAAATCTCAAATGACAATATTTCTTCAGGAGCAAGAGGAGTCCCGTCCTCATATGCCAGAGGGGCAATCCATTCAATGGTGGCTGAATATCGTGCAAAAGAAACTGATGGGATTAAAAGTAGTGCTAGAACAAAAGCAAGTGTTTTCATTTTTATTTTTATTCTTTTTCTTCTTGTTCTTTAACTTGAGGGGCCGCTTGTTCCTGAAGGGTGTTGATAATCTGGAACACTTCACCATAAGGACGAGTACCCAGATACTGAAGGATTCCGTTTACAAGCGAAAGAGAAAGTTCAATTTTCTGGTCGTTCATTTTAAACCTTTTAGTTGTTTTCAAGAGTAGCTACACGGGCGCGGAGGGATTGGAGTTCTTTGATAAGTATGGGAACAAGTTTGGAATAGTCAACTCCCCAAACCTTTTCAATCTCATCGCTGTTATCTCCTTGCAAAACAGCTTGTGGAGCTACTAATGCAAGATCCTGAGCAATCACGCCATATGTAACATGCTCATCAGGCGCAGCCTTCCAGTCGTGGCTGACGATCTCAATCGCATCTATAACATCGCTTGCGCTTGGAGCCGAGACAATATTCTCTTTAAGTCTACGATCTGAAGTCGTGTTAAACAAAACGGCTGTTGTCCCGTTTTGAGTAATTGACCCAATTTCAACACCGCTTCGACGGAAGGAACTAAAAACATATCCAGTTGCTGCTGCGTTATTGTTGTTGATTAAAGCAAGTCCTGTGGTGCCTCCTGTTTGGAACGAAATGCCAGCAGCCCCTGCAAGGGTTGTAGTGCCCACCAAGAAATCACCACCACTGGTGATACGGGCTCTTTCTGTGTTGTTGGTGCCGAAAATCAGTGGGATTGAGGTGACAGTCTTAACGTACCCGGCATTGCCGACCTCAACGGCAATTTCCATTTGGTTCGTATTCGCAGCGTTTCGAAGGTTGATAAACCCGCCGTTAGTGTTTTGAATCGTGACGCCCGAGTAGCCGCTATAGCCAACAGGCGCAGTAGACCCAACCCCCAAGTTCCCACTCGCATCCAGCGTCATCGCCTGAGTGAAAGTAATGGCGTTACCAGCGGTGCCTGAGGGTGCTGTGTAAAATCGGTGTTCTGAGCCAGCCATTTCGTAGCCAGCAGCAGAGGCTGTGTTTATATATTTAATCGACGCGCCAGAATCAATATATGAGTTATGCCAAAGCCTGAAGTTTGTCGTTCCTTGAGAAACTATTGACCCAGCAGAACTTTGAACAGCCTTAAAAGAACTATTCCAAGCACTAGGTGTCACCCCGAGGCCAAGGTTGCCTGAGGAGTCGAGCGTCATTTTCAGGCTATTGCTAACTCCAAAATACAAGTTTGTCGAAGCAGTGTCGAGGCCGTAAATTCCGTTTGCGCCTGCTGTCAGATACACATCTGCCACGCCAAGACGGTTTACGCGAAGTGTGGTTGTGCCGGAGGAACTAACGTCTAGTATGGTTGTTGGCGAACTCGTACCAATCCCGAGGTTGCCGGAGGAATCCACACGAACACGCTCAGTGCCATTAGTGCTCAAAGCAAGCGTGTTAGCAGCAGGCAGATACATCCCGTTGCCAGTGGCAGTACCGCCAGTTGGAATCAGTTTAGTTGCAGAGGCGGTGCCCGTAGTTGCAAGGTTGGTACCATCAAAGGTAACAGCACTACCACTTGTGGCCACCTTGCTACCATCAAGATACACAAGGCCGTTAGCAGTGCCTCCATTAAGAATAGGGTTAGAAGCAAAAGAAGCAACACCTGAA